TGCGCGCGCTGGTAAATTCGATCATCTTCTGGCAGAGCATGAAGCAAATGAAAAGCAGGAAGCTGAGGCGCAGAAAGCTGAAAAGCAGTCGAAGAATGAAGCTTGGAAAGCAAAAAACTTGCCGCGCTTGCAGGCTCAAAAAGCCTCACGCGAAAGAGCTGAGGTAGAGGCTAAGCGCGCCAAGGTAGAAGCTGGCATAGCGCGCAGTGAAGCCTTGAAGAAACAGCCTGAATATTCGCCAGAATCCGCGAAGAAAGGTCCGATTGCTGCAGGGCATGAGCGGTTTGTTAGCCCGCTAAAGATTGAGCATGAGACGGAAAAAGCCTATGGCGTAAAAGGATCATTGAGTGAAGCGTATAAGAATTTGCCAAGTTCTATGAAGTCTGGTAGGGGCGCTGTTAAGGAACCTTTAGAATGGTTGCCAAAATCACACACAAGCGCACACGAAGGGCATGTAATAGGCGCGTCTGGATGGCTAGCGAAGAAAAACGGCTATAGGACAGAAAAGCCTATATCAACGCCGGAACCTGCGACACCAAGCGCGCAGCGGTATGGAAACCCATCGATAGGGAGTAATGCTCCGGCAAAGAATCGGTTTGCTGCGATGCCACGCACAGGCCGCATAAGCGAGAGCGACCCGTCGATATATGGACATGAATTGCTTGGGCATGAGGGCGAAACGTGGCAGAGCTTCCATGCCAATCGCGGTCGTGATCCGATTGAACCTGGATTCCCGGAAGATTTCGACTGATGACGACAAGCTACTATGTCCAGCCAGTCGTCCCATGCCCGCCAGCGGAAGACGACGCGCTAAACGCGATCTTGCAGCAGGTCATCGTCAACATCACGGGCCTGGACGGCACGATGGTTCGCCCGCGCTGGCAAGTTGTTGTGCCTAAGCAGCCGGAACCGTATACCAATTGGTGCGCCTTTGGCGTTACTTTGCTCGACCCGGATGCAAACCCGGTGCTCAATCACTTGGGAAGCGGCAACAACGGCGACGGCCAGGACCAATTGATACGCCACGAGGAGCTGACCATCCTAGCGAGCTTCTACGGCCCGCAAGGCATGCAGAACGCAAGCCAGTTTCGGGACGGCCTGTATGTTGGCTACAACTTGGAAGTGCTCGAAAGCAGTCTGATGGGCATGGTGCGCGCCGGAAATATCACGGCTACGCCGGAATTCATCAATGAGCAATGGATTCGCCGCTACGACATCGAATGGATGCTGCGCCGGCAGATTGTGCGCACCTACAACATACCGAACGTGCAGAGCGTCAACGCGGAGTTGTACACCGATCCTGCGATCAGCGGCGAACCTATCGTCATCGTCGTAAGCAACCCAGAACCGCAGTAATTCACCACACACCAGAACCCGGCCGAGTGCCGGGTTTTTGCATTTCAGAACCGGAGAACTTCACATGTCAGGCTTGAGTGTCAACGACGTAGTCAACGTGCAGATTGTGCTCTCGCCTATCGCCGCGGCGCTGCGCAATTTCGGCAATTTAATGCTGCTCGGTTCCACGCCCGGCGTGATCGACACGAACCAGCGCTATCGCTACTACACCAGCTCGACGCAGGTCGCGCAGGACTTTGGATCGTCTGCGCCAGAATTCCTGGCTGCCGAACTGTTTTTCGACCAAGTACCGACTCCGGCTGGTCTGTACATCGGCTTCTGGGCTGCATCCGCAACGTCTGCCGTTCTTCATGGTGGTTTGTTGTCTGCCGCACAGCAATTGCCATCGGTGTTCACGAATATCACCAATGGCGGCTTCGATGTGACTATCGATGGCACGGCCAAGACGCTGACCAATCTGGACTTCGCGGCCGTGAGCAACATGAACGGCGTGGCGTCGATCGTGCAAACCGCCTTGGGCGGCAGCAACAAGTGCGTGTGGAATTCGATATTGAATCGCTTCGACATCACAAGCGGTACGACTGGCGCAGGCACAGCGGCGACGGGCACGATCACGCTCGAATCCAATCCGACCAGCACGGACACAGTGACGATCAACGGCACGTCTGTTGAATTCATCACGGCGCTTACGTCTGGCATCCAGGTTAAGTTGGGCGCCACGCTGGCGATTACGGCCGCGAATCTGCAAGCGGTACTTGCGGCATCCAACGATGCGGGTTTGTCCGCTTGCACATATTCGACAGTGGCCGCAACTGGTATCACGACGATCACCTACAACAGCGTCGGCACAGGCGGCAATGCGATCACGCTGGCAACGTCGGATGACACCAAGATTTACCTAAATGGTTCGTCGCAGTCATCGACGACGCTGGCCGGCGGCGTCAATGCGTCATCCATCACATTCGCCACGTCGCCCACGTCAAGCTACGTCGATATGACGACGCTGCTTAACCTGACCAGCGCAACAGGCGCATCCATCGTGCAGGGCATCAACGCCGAGTCGGCGCTGTCTGCCGTGGTGACGCTGGCCGGCATGACGACATCTTGGTACGGGCTGACCTGTTGTTCGGCATCGGAGGAGGTATCTGACGAATTGGCGATTGCTGCATTCATCGAATCGGCGGTTCCATCGCGCATTCACGGCGTGACGACGCAGGACTCGAACGTGCTGAACGCCAGCTCGACCGAGGATATCGCCTATCAGCTCAAGGCGTTGGGCTACAACCGCACGTTCACGCAGTATTCGAGCAGCACGCCCTACGCGGCAATCTCCCTGTTTGGCCGCGCCTTTACGGTCAATTTCCAAGGCCAGAACACGACGCTCACGCTCAAGTTTAAGACGGAACCTGGCATCGTCGCGGAGACGTTGACAGAGAGCCAAGCTAACTCGGCCACCGGTAAAAATTGCAATATTTTCGTCAACTACGACAACTCGACGGCCATCGTGCAGCAAGGCGTCATGGCGTCAGGGCAGTTCTTCGATACGATCCAGGGTAGCGATGCGCTGGCGAATCAGTTGCAGACTGACCTCTATAACGCGCTCTACCTCGCGCCCACGAAGATTCCGCTGACAGACGCAGGCATGGGGTCGCTGGTCAATACGGCGGCAGGTAGCTGCGGCGTATACGTCAACAACGGTTTCCTTGCGCCGGGAGTGTGGGAATCGAGCCAGACATTCGGCGCGCTCCAGGAAGGCCAGACCTTGCCGAAAGGCTTTTACATCTACTGCGCACCCGTATCTAGCTTGGATTCTGCGCAGCGCGCGGCACGTCAGGGGCCACCAATTCAGATCGCCGCCAAGTTGGCTGGGGCTGTGCATTTCGTTTCGACCATCGTCTACGTTGCGCCTTGATAGCGCACGACCTATTAAATAAAGGAGAGCTATCATCGCCACGTATTCCTTCCAAGACATAAACGCGACCATCGCCGGCCCAGGCGGATCGGTCATCCTCGCCAACGGCGCCGGCGCAGCCGAAGAAGGCATCGAGACGGAACCGGAAGGCAAGAAGAACGAGATGGAGATCGGTGCCGATGGCAGCGGCCAACATTCGCTCATTGCCTCAAATGCCGGCGTGCTGACCGTTCGACTGCTCAAGACCTCGCCGGCGAATGCCCAGCTTATGGCGCTATATCAGGCGCAGCAGCTCAGCTCTGCAACCTGGGGACAGAATGTATTCAGCCTCACGAACGCGCAGACGGGAGATTCAGTGGCGTGTTCCGGCGTGGCGTTTCAGCAGCGCACGAAGCTGGGCTACAAGACCAAGGCCGGCATGAACGAGTGGAAATTCGACTGCATTTCCATGATAGAAACCCTCGGTACCTACAACCCGTAAACGACCATGAGCTTCCAGATTAACGGTATCAATTATCAAGCCGCCAAGCTAGACGCGAAGCGGCAGTTTCACGTGGCGCGCCGGCTCGCGCCTATCCTCAGTAGTCTGGTAGCGGCTATGCCAAAGGAATCTACCGAGTCGGAAGCAGCAGGCTTCAATGTGCGGATGCTAATGCCGATTGCGGATGCTATCTCGCAGATGTCGGACGAGGCATGTGACTACGTGCTGGATGCCTGCCTGTCGGTCACGCAACGCCAGGACGGTCAGATATGGGCACAGGTAACAGCCAGCAATGGCCGCATCATGTATCCAGATATCGACATGTCCGTCATGCTGCAGATTGCATCCAACGTCATCCAGGCCAGCCTCGGCAACTATTTTCCAGGCGCGGCTGGCGCGATAGCAGCGACGAAGACGAGCTAGGGATCGAGTGGGCCAGCTTGCCGTCGGGTGAGGATTGGTTGCTACGCCCCGTACTGGAAGGTCTGTGTCAGTACGAGAGCCTGAAAAACGGCGCGATTGACCTGGCCGACGTTGCCGATATGAACGATGCCCTGAATGTGCGCGCGGAGAACGAGCGCCGCGCGCATGAAGCGCAAACCAAGAACAGAAAGGATTAACGATGGCTGATGCTGCTGGATCGTCGGTAATCCATGAATTTTTGGTAAGTCTTGGATTCCAGGTAGACAAGAAGAGCGAAACCGCCTTCACTGACGGCATCAAGCGCGCCACCGAAACCGTCGTGAAGATGGGCGCCGCGCTCGAAGCGACTGCCCTGGCCGTGGTCGGGTTCACGACCAAGATCGCCGACCAGATGGAGACGCTGTATTTCGCCAGCCAGCGCACAGGCGCGTCGATTGAGAACATCAAGGCATTCGGTTTCGCTGCTGGGCAGCTTGGATCGAGCGCCAGTGCCGCGCAGAATTCGCTTGAAAACTTCGCACGCCTGCTGAAAACGAACCCGGGCCAAGAGGGATGGCTGCATACGTTCGGCGTGCAGACGCGCGATGCGAACGGGGCGCTGCGCGATACGACCGACATTCTGCAGGATGTCGGCAAGATGCTGGCGACACGGCCTGTCTATCAGCAATACAGGTTCGCCGAACAGTTGGGTATCGACGAAAACACCATGCGCGCCATGATTGCTGGCATGGGCGAATTCAGCGACGAATACAAGCGCATGATGCGCGCGGCAGGGCTGGACTCGCAATCTGCCGGCAAAGCCTCTCACGAATTCATGAACCAATTGCGCCTGCTGCTAGGCGCCATTCAGATACTGGTCATCAAGGTCGGCACTGCGCTAACTGGTAGTGTAGGCGGCGGCATAAAGCAGTTCCGCGAATACATCGTGGCGAACTTCGACCAGATATCGCGCAAGATCAAGCAAGCGATGGTGGTCATTCTCGCCCTGGCGGATGTGATCAGCCGGCTGGTATTGCGCGGCATCCAGGCGATTGGGGATTTGCTCGCGTGGTGGGATAAGCTCGACCATGGATCGAAAACGTTGATTGAGACGTTCGGTCTGATTTTGGTTGCGTGGCGCGCGCTCAATGCTGGGTTTCTGTTGTCACCTATCGGCATGGTGCTGGCGCTGGGCGCCGCATTGCTGTTGCTTTATGACGACTATCGCACATGGAAAGAAGGCGGCAAGAGTCTGATCGACTGGTCGGAGTGGGAACCGGCCATCGAGAAAACAAAGGCAGCCGTTCTTTGGTTGATTCAAAAAGGTGGCGAGCTGATCGATAAAGTCGGCGGCATCAAGACGGTTGCCGAAGTCCTTGGAGCCTACATTGTAGGTTCGTGGGTCGCCGGAATGGTTGGGGGCGTGCTCAAGGTCACGGAAGCAGTGATGGGGTTGTCTGCTGCATTTGGTCGGTTGCTGCCAATAGCCACAAAAGTGTCTACGGCCTTCGTCCGCATGCTGCCCGTGGCGGCAAAAGCAGGCGCGGTAGGAATAACGGCTGTCGCAGCCTATAAAGTAGGGTCTGCCATCAACGACAAGTTCTTGAAAGATACGCGCGTAGGCGACCGGCTAGGCAAGGCGCTGAATATTTTTGCAGCAATGCTTGGCTCGAAGGATGCCAAGGAAGCACTTGCGGGCGAAGATGCTGCCGTAAAGCTAGGGCTTGGTGGCACAGAAACTTTGCTGCCGGGTGCCAAAA